CGCTGCATCTCGCTCATCTGCTTCTCATCCTCTTGCCGCCCGATCCGCTCTGCCCATGTGCGCCCCGGATCACCGCCCCACAAGTCCCACGCGATCCGCCACGCGCCAGGCCCGCCGTCCGGCTCCTTTGCGTCGTATTGCTCAGAGCGCAGCGCGCCGTGCCGAGCGAAGAACGACCGCATCCGAGCCACCGTCTCGGCCGAAAGGTTGGCGCGGTTTGCGATGTCCCTCGCTCGCGCTACGCCGACCTCCGTGCCGCCTCGACCGTATTCCCGACGCCACTCAAGGGCACGCTCTGCCACCCTCGCCATAGCCTCGGTCGGCTGATACCCGTCTTGCTTGCCCTCCCAGAACGAGACGCAGACAGCGTATCGCTGCGCCTCGTCCGGGAAGTCGTCCACGGCTTCTGCGTCGCCCATGCAACGACCTAGAAACTCGTCCCGACCTTCATCTGCAAACGGTGTCGGCATCTTTGCCCCGATTGTCCCTGCCCGGTTATATCACAGCCGGGAACATGCCGCTAGTCATCGACGATGTAGCCCACGGCGCAGCGGCAGTTGATGGTTTCGTCGGGTGGTCCATCAGGATCGCCGGGGAACATTAGCCGCGCACCACCGACGCGGAAGGCGCTGTCCATCGGGACGATCTGCCCATTGGCCCTGTCGTGGGTAGGTCTGGTTCTGCTGTCTTCGGCCGAGATCCACTCTTTCGATAGAGGGAGGCCGGTCTCCTTCGCTGCCGCCTGGCTGCCGTAATTCGCCGCCGAATGCGTCTCCGTTCTTGCGATCGTAACTGCCCTGATAATCGATACCTGTCGTGCTTGGTCCAAGATCCGGTCTGCAATAGTCGGGACAGCCTCGCCTTCCTCATATCCCCTCCGCACTGCCGAGACGATGCGATTGCGGGTCGTTTCGCTGACGCTAGTGATCCGCTGTCGGATAGTCTCGTTGGAAATGTAGCGCAGAGCAAGCAGGGTCATCGTCTGGGCGAAGTCTTTCGTCTCGAGCCTGTGGCCGAGCGACTTGCCCTGCTCGACGATGCGGCTGCCGAAGGTCACCATGCTCGCGATCGCCATCGACTGGTAGATCTCCGTCAGCCGCTCAAGGTGGGCGGCGTCGGGCGGCACCTCGCCAGTGAAGCGATAGACCTCGACCATCTCGCGGATGGCGCGGTCGATCTCGCTGGCGATGCGCGAGCGGAACTCTCGCTCAAGCCGATCAAGCAGCCGGTTCTGGCGCCGCAGTTCGCGCGAGCGGTTACGATCGAGGAGGCGTCTTGCCACTTGCCGTCTCCAGCCCATAGGCAAGCGCCTTTAGATCTGTCACGAGAGGCTCGGTCGCCATGCCGAGGCTGATCTCGGTGGACGGCACGAGCAGGACATCGCCGCCCTCGATTGGTTCAAACCCCTTCATGGCGCGGCGCTCGTTGATCGTCAGGTCTTTGGATGCGTCGGCCATCTGCCAGAGCGCCATCCGCTTGTCGACGATCGCCGGCACCTGGTCCATGTCCGGGCGCAACTCGACGCCGAAGGACTCGCCGAGCCAGGCGTTCCAGTCGCCCGCGATCATGTCCACCAGCGGGACGATCGTGTCTTCCCAGAAGGCCAGCCGCGCCTCCTGGTAGTTCGAGTAGGTGTTGTCTCCGGGGATGCCGAGAAGCTGCGGAGGCACGCCAAACGCGAGCGCGATGTCGCGGGCTGAGGAAGACTTGGCCTCGATCACGCCCATGTCAGCAGGCGAGAGGCCCATCTGCTCCCAGCTTAGGCCGCCCTCGAGCAGCATCGGACGACCGGCGTTGCGGGCGCCGGCGTATTGCTCCTCGATCTGCGCCTTAAGCCGGTTGAAGTTGTCGCTAGACAACTCCTGCCCGTCCTTCGTCGTCAAGGCACCAGACGGCCGCGCCGAGTTCTGGAGCAGCGCCTGCATCCACGCCATCGCCTCGTTGTGCTGGTCGATTGCGTAGGACGCCGCCTCGACCGGGCTGAGGCCATACCAGTCGTGCGAGGGGTTGAACATCTTCAGGTGGCGCACGTCGCTGTCGAGCGTCTGCGGATCGACGGGGAACGTCACCTTCTGGTTGTTTGCGGTGTAGATGTAGGACTGCGGATAGCCCGACGGGCCGGGGACGATCTTCATGCGGTCAGGGCGAAGCTGGTAGAGTTCGCGCGGCTGCCCGCCGACGACCACCCGCTCCTCGTAGCCGTTCCCTGCGATCAGGAGATAGGACACCTTCGCCCGCATGTAGCCGGCGCCCGACTGCATCGGGTTGGGGTTCTCGATGAGTTGCAGCAGCGGATGCTCGATCAACTCCGTTTCGCCGCGAAAGATCGTCCACCGAACCGAGGCCACGGCGTCCGCGATCTTGTTGATCGCCTGAAACGCGATCACGTTCTTGCGATAGGCTTCGTCGGCGAATTGCTTGTAGTCTCTCTCGGACCAAGCCGGGTGGCCTGGCGTCATCACGAGCGCGCCACCCACGGCGCTTTCCTTCACGGCGTCGCGCCGGAATAGGCGGGAGAAGATCATCGCAAGCGTCCTTGCAAGACTGCGCTGAGGCAAAGTAGCATATCACGCCCCCTCGTGCTATAGGGCGCGGATGTTAGGCCGGCCAGTGGTCGAGAAGGCAAGATCCGTCACGGCCCAGACCATCGCATCAAGCCGGTCGGGCGATCCGTCGCCCATGAAGCCCTGCGCCGTCATCTGCATCATCTGATCCTCGAGCCGCGGCATCTGCGCTGCGTGCGTCACTCGGCCCTGCTCGTAGAGCGCAGCGATCGGCTCGGCGCGGACGGCCTTGCCCTTTGATGCGGTGACCATCTCGACGTTGGCGAAGCGGTCCGAGGTCTTGATGATGCTCTCGACCATATCCCCGCCGAAGTTGCGCTCGGCCACGATCTTGTCGGCCTTGTGGTGGTGGTAGCGTTCAATCACCATCCGACCCCAGCCAGCCGGGCCGAGGCTGCACGACGCATCCTCAAGGATGTAGAACCGCCCATCGATCCCCTTGCCTGCCACAACGATGCCGATCTCGTCTCCGCCGCCTGACGGGTCAACGCCCACGACGATCCGCTGCATCTGCGGCGCCTGCCCGCGCAGGATCATCTCGCGCGTCCAGATCGCGCCGTCGATGTCCTCAAGGATCTCGGCGAACAACTCCTGCCGGCCGAGGCGGGTGCCCTCGTATTTGTCGCGCAGAGCAGCGAGCGCGGTTGGCGCCAGGTTGGCCGCGTTATCGAATGTCGAACCGCGAGTGACAATCGTGCCGAGGCCATTGAGCAAATCACGGATGACCTTCGTCGGGCGGGGCGTCGTCGTTGCGACAAGCTGCGGGTTTTCCCCTAGGCGCAGACCGAAGGCCAGTTGATCGAAGGCCTCGGGATAGGTCCAGGCTGCCAACTCATCGCACCACGCTCGATGGAACTGCGGCCCGCGCAGACGATCAGGTGTGTCGGCTGAGAAGCCGCGGATCAGCGCGCCGTTGGTGAGCCTGATCTCCTGCCGGCTGCGGTTGTATTCGGCGACGAGTTCATGCGGGATGCACGCCATGAGGCCTGAGACGCCCTCGAAGCATGTGCCCCTAACGTCGTTGAACGTCGGCGCCACGACGGCGATCTGCGCGTTGGGATTGCAGGCGGCATACCATGCGACATCTTCAGCACCCGTGCGGGTCTTGCCGAAGCCACGACCTGCAAGGACGAGCCACGCGCGCCAGTCGCCCTTAGGCGTGATCTGGTTGGGCCGGGCCTGGGAGAGCCACTTGGTCCGCGCTATCGCTGTCGGCGATCTTTGCAGCGAGGACATCAAGTGCTTGTCGAAGATCATCGGTCATCTCCTGCGTGATCTTGACCGCGCCGCCGTCGGCCCCGGTGATCTCGGTGCGGTTGGTCTCGCGCCAGCCTGCCTGCGTCTTGAGGAAGAAGATCATGCACGCTGTGTCGCCCTTGCGAGCCTTGTCGATCAGGTTCGATGCAACGGCACCGATCGCCCGAGCCTTGCCTCTTTTATACCGCAAGGCCGCTTCCTCGTCGCGATCTAAGATCGCGGCTAGGGTTGGGCGGCTGATGCCGAGATAGTCGGCGATCTGGTCTTGCGTGAGATACTGAGCGAGCGCCTCAAGCTGGACGCGCTCGTCGCTGGTAAGGACGCGGGTTACCATTATGCGGCCTCTCCTGATGATGGAGCGTGCGGGTCAGTGCTGCCCTGCCGCTGTGCCGACTGGTCGTCGGTCATCGCCTGCTTCGCACGCTTGGGATATGGCTTCGCGAGCGGAAGTATGCGCGCCCGCATGTCGTCGTCAAGTGGCATGAGGTAGCGGTGCTTGCCGGGCGTCGTGACAATCTTGCATTCACTTGGGCGCACCGTCTTGCGCTTTGCTCCCTGCTGAATGTTCCAGCCCTTCTCACTAACTTGCCTACTGTGTAGTCGCTTGTCGTTGTGCCAGTATTCTTTCCCGCTTGCTGTGTTGCCGACAAAGACCCAGTTGCCAGCCTGATACACGCCGCCGTGATGACCGTATTGCGGATCGGCGAACGATACGATCAACCTGAGTTCAGGACTATTGCGCCTTAAAAATTGCACCGCGAGCCTGACTATCCTTGACACGGGGGCATCATGCTTGCCCAACGCTATGCGGGTCAGCTCGCACCCCTCTGCTTGCGTCAGGCCATAGGGCGACATCAGGTTCGATGATGCTCCGCGCGAGAAGATGACAACACCGATGAACTTGTCACACTCCCAGACGCCGATCTTAACTAAAGGCGGCACAGGAACGCTCTTGCTGTAGTGCCAATTCTCGCAGGCATACTTGGCCGCCTCGTGAGTGGCCCAATCGATGCGAAGATCAGCCTTGCCCATGTTCGCGCAGATCCCACTCTTCGCCGCAGTGCGGGCATTTGACCATCTTCGGTGCGAGTTCGTCTAGCTTGCCTTGATCGTCTTCGGTGCCAGGCTCGAAGTTGACATCTGACCCGATGCGCGCGATCTCGTCCGGGTCGAAACCGATCACGTCTAGGTCGAAGCCCATCTCGCGCAGGTCGTCGAACTCAAGCGCAAGCAACTCGTCATCCCACTCGGCGAGTTCCGCGACCTTGTTCACCGAGAGCCGGAACGCCTTGACCTGCGCGTCGGTCATGTCGTCGGCGAGGATGACTGGCACCTCGGCAAGGCCCAGCTTCTTCGCCGCCTTGAGGCGCAGATGCCCATCGACGACGAGGCCGTCGCTCTTGGCTACAATGGGCACGCGGAAGCCGAACTCGCGAATGGCCGCTGCAACGCGATCCACGGCGTGGTCGTTCTTGCGCGGGTTGCGGGCGTATTCGATCAGGCGATCGATCGGCCACGTTTCAAACGCTAGGGGGATGG